GGAAGGACAACGCTAAGGCTCAGAAGATTATCCTCCGATTTAACAAAAAGGAGTTTCTCTATGTGAGGGATGAACTTTTATCTTTGGCCGAAACCTTTGAAGAAGCGGTTGTTTACCTCCTAAAAAAACACAATGGCCAAAATAACGATTGAGTTTGACACAGACAACGAGCAGGATATGGTCAATTACAAGAAGGCCATCCAAGCCCCTGCGATGTACCTCGCCTTGGCCGAACTTAAATACCACACCTTCAGCGATGAACCAGAGATGCAGGAGCGAGTTGAGTCGGTGCTGACCGATTTCAAGATTGAAATGGATGACCTTTACGATGACCCACTCTTAACCTAACCTATGATAACGAAACACAGCAAGAATGTTCACTCCGTGGATTGCGGTAGAGAGCAAGAGTTTCTCCTCATGTCCGACCTCCATTGGGACAACCCCAAGTGCGACCGTGAGTTGTTAAAGAACCATTTAGAAGAAGCAAAGAGAAGGAATGTCAAAGTCATCGTCAATGGTGACTTTTTTTGTTTAATGCAAGGCAAGGGCGATCCACGCAGGAGTAAGGAGGACATTCGCCCCGAACACAACAATGGGCGGTACCTGGACTCTATTGTGGACACGGCCGTGGAGTGGTTCAAGCCGTATGCCGACATCATCCTTTTGGTTGGCTATGGCAACCACGAAACGAGCATCATTCATCACCAGGAAACCGATATCCTGCAACGCTTTGTCGCTATCCTCAATCATTCCTGCGGAAGCAAGGTGGAGATAGGAGGCTATGGAGGAGTTATTGATTTCAAGATGCATCACGACCACTTGCACACCAGCAACTTCGTAACGCATTATTATCATGGGAGTGCAGGCGGAGGCCCGGTCACACGCGGAGTAATTTCAGACCAGCGGATTCTGGCTATGGTGGAAGGATATGATTGCACCTGGCAGGGCCACGTTCACGAACTTTATTACCACCAAAACATAATTCACCGATATGACCGTTCAACCAAGACTCTCATTCAAAAACCTATTCATCAAGTTCGCACGGCAACGTACAAGGAAGAATGGGCAGACGGGTACATGGGCTTTCACGTTGAGCGTGGAAGAGGCCCGAAGCCTTTGGGAGGCTATTGGATGAAGCTTGAAGTGGATAGAGATAAGAGCAAGAATCGGCGTGGGCCGGAACTCCAGGTCTTCGCCACATTCACTACCTGCGACCGATTCTATTAATGGAAAAAGCCCGCTTTCGGCACCCTAAAGCCTACTCACGGGCATTCCAATGAAAACCACAACCCTAAAAGTGGTGTGACAAATATAGGGATTATTTCTTAAACAAAGTAGAGCCAATCAATGCGCTTCCGATTATTGCACTTACTCTGTAAATGCGCCCGTTTTTTCTTTCTTGCGCCCATTTTTCCTTATAGGCCAAAGCCAAACTGTCCTTCGTGGCAATGGCCTTGACGCAAACCGAGTCCTTGGCCTTGTATGCGATCAGCAGGGAGTCATAGGTTCTAAGCAGAGAGTCCCCAATCCCCACTTGCATCGCAAGCAATTTACCGACCTCCTGGCAGGAGTCAAGCATCAAAGGGACATATGCCTCCACCCATATCGTCTCAGGCTCTTCATAAGCCTCTATGAGCCTCTCACGCCATTTGATTTGGGTCTTTACAATCTCTTGCTTTATCGTGTCTCTACGGGTCTGTAAAGGGGCCACACGATGCTCCAAGGAGTCAATGACGCATTGTTGCTTGTCAATGATTTGCCGAGGAGAGTCCTTCATCGTGTAAATGAGGAAACCAAGCCCTATGGCGATGGGCAGGACAACGAACAGGATGCCCCGGTAGGGGATGTGGCCCTTGTCGTTAACAGCCATCGTCTTCGGGGAATACCCGAATTATCTGCCCATCCTCGTCAACCTCCTCGGTGGTCTCGTAAGGCTCCAGGTGATCGACAAGCGACTCCGCACCGGTGTCCTCGTAGAGTTCAACATAATCGGTCAAAGCCTTAACCATTGTCTCCTTAATGGTCTGCCCTGTTTCTTCGGCCAAGTCCTCAATTTTGCTCAAGAGTTCAAGGTCAATCTCAAAACGGATTTTTACGGTATTGTTCTCCATCTTATTCAGCATTCAAAATTACTTGCGTGCAGCAGAATAGGCAATAGCGGCAATCTGACCCTTACTTCGCTTTTTGCTTTTAGGCTTGGACTTGTTGGCTTCTGTAAGCTCTTTGATGTTTTTGGAGACGGCTTTTTGGGTGGCTTTTTTCCCATAACCCTTGGCTTTAGTGAGTGGCATAATGAATTGTTTTATGGTTCAAATATAATCTTGGTATCTCATTTTCTTTTCAAGGGCTTGACCTTGTTGCCCATTCCGACCTTCTTCTTTTCCGCTATCTTTTTAGCCTTTTCAGCCTTGCTCATCTCCGATGCGGTCTTGGGGGTATCAGAGGAAACACGCTTGGTTGGACGGCAGTATTCGTTCTTTCCTCCTGCACCGCACGGCTTCCCGGTACGCTGGTCAACCCACTCCTCCTTCTCCCAGCGCTTGAGGGATGCTCCCTTCTCGCTCTTGGTTACTTGCCCCGATTCCTTGCGGCATTTGGCGATGGCTTGGGATGCCCTGGCCGATGGGAAGACTTTGTAGGAAGCCTTGACCTTCTTGTAGCAAGCGTCTTTCTTCATTGCGGTTGGGTTAGAAGGGCGTGAAACTCGTTGAACTTGGCGATGCGGTCATCCAGGCCGATGATGCCTCCGTTTATCTTGCTCGTGATTCGGGTAATCGTTGCGACATCGGAGCCTTTGTCGGCAAGGGCGTTGAGTTTACGGCTATGCCAGAAGTAGCCAGCGGATAGCATCGCATACCTCCCGGCCACGAGTTCGGGGTTCTCTAAGAGGTCTTCGGGGACGAGTTTGTCAAGTTCAGCGTAATTGGCCTTGAAGGTGGTCATAATGTACCCACGGCCTCGGTATTTCCATCCATCCCCAAGTTCGGTATTGCCAAAGCGGTTCGCATAGACCTTGTTGGCTATGGCGATGTAATCCCTTGCGTATAACTTGGCCGTGTCCTTGTTGAAATGCCTTGGGAAGACCTTTAAGAGCCGTGAGGCGGAGTAATTGAAGTTCTCCTTGGTCGTGGTGAAGTTGGCCGATTCGTGGGCCGCTTGAGCGAAAAAATGGGCAATCCGAAGGTCGGTATTAATAGAAAACCGCTCCTGTATTTCAAGGAAGCGGTCTATAACGAGCTTGGGGACTCTTGGGGAAAGGCGTTGCTCAAGACTCATCGCCTTTGGATTCAACTTTCTTATGGAAGTAATTGGAGAGCGTTTCCACGACCCTCAAACCGCTGAAGCCAACAAGGAAGGCCATAGCGAATTGAGCGGATTCAAGTTCAATACCAAGGAAGGTGATAGCGAGAGGGGTAAGGTAATTGGCAGACAAGGTTCCTGCGAGGATGGAGAAGAGTTGGGTGCGTAAAGACGCTCCCTTTTGTTTTCCTACGAGGACGAGGCTTCCGAGAAAGCCTCCTACGGACATCCCGACATTAATACCGAGTTCCGTCAATGCCTGCTTGATATCCATTACAAGTAAGTGTTGAGGGTGGACATGAATGCTGCTGCCGTGGTTCCCAGGGCCACAAGGTCTCCATTGGTCACGAATATGGACTCGTCCAAAGTCCCCGAAAGGTAAATCCGCACCTTTGTAATGCCATCGGTCGCATCAAGCTCCGTGGAGATAATGTCCCGATAATTAAGGAAATATTGCCTTCCGTCAGCGTATGTGAGCTGTAATTGCGTTGAGCCGAAGGTTCTTGCGGTTAAGGTAGGTAGTGCCATAGTGCGTCAAATTTATTAAAGAATGGGCGAATTTTTATGGGGTGGTGAGGGTTTGGAGTTGAGCGTTCGTAAGACGGTTGGGGTAGAGAGCAAAGGCACGGATGCGGTCGTTGAAAAAGGCAGTCGTATCGCTGAAAGAACCAATACGAATGTCAGATAAAGCAACACTATAACTTAATGCGGTTGTGCCTGATGCAATGGCATTGCCATTGACATACAAAGCGTGGCTATTATTCGAGTAAGCGAGTGCGATTTTGAATCGCCCTGCACCAAGCCCCGATGTGGCTCCTGAAAATATGTTGCTACCACCTTGTCGGATAATAGCAGAAATGTTGTTAGCGCTTGACCTCGTAAGGTAAATCGTGTTGTCAAAAGAGGCAAGCCCAATTCGTATCATATACCCCTCAATGTTTATTGCCCTAATATCCACCTCCGCATAAATCGTCCCCTCGGTCTGCCCTATTAACGAGGCGATGCTCGTCTTATTTATCACATCCGCACCACGAGTGATGGCTTGGGTGGTTGTGGGGATATAGGAGGTTGCGATGGAGCCTGTTTCAAGTTGTGCGCCCCATAAATCAACCTCATCCCCTGATGTGGCTAAACGAATGCCTATGCGGACAGTTGTTGTTGTAGCAGTTGCGCTAAAACTAACCCTTGTCCAATTATTTGTAACGGTTACAGGAGTGTCAACATTTTCAACTGCCCGTATATTAACGACACCAGTTCCTGTCCTTCTTTTTATGTAAAAAGATGCGGTGTATGTTGTGCCTGAAACCCCAGTTATGACCTGTTGAACTTGACCGTTGACAGCCGTTGCCGTCAAAGTGTCAGCCGTAAGCGTTCCGTCTGGAGCAACCGTTGTATTACCACTAACTGTTGCGGTTGTAAGCGTCCAAGTAGTCGTAAAATTCTCGCTCTGCAAAGCCAAGTTCGTCCCACTCGGCTCCACCAACAACGAAGCACACCCATTCGCCGCTCCACCAAGAGGATAATCCAATCTCGGCACATTGTCGTTTACGAGTTCAATAAAGCCATTGGCGTTGATTCTCGTGGAACGATTGGCCGTTGGCGTGGTGGCACGAGTCACCACAAAATCGCCTGCCCCTGTTTCGGGAATTTGGCTGTAAAGAGTGCCAGCCTTTATGACATACGGGATGTTTAGGAGAGAAGGAGTGGACATATCTTAGGTTGTGAGGGCCTGGAGTTGAGCGTTTGTAAGCCTTGTGGTGTAGAGGGCAGCGGCACGGATGCGGTCGTTGAACGGCCCGTAGTTTGTATTTGATACAACGGCCTGCGTTAAAGGGCCTGTTGGAAAATCCGTTGCGTTCGTGCTTGTTCCAGCTTGCACTCCATTAACGTATAAGGCATAGTCGCCATTTTTATACGCAAATGCTACTTTGTAAATCCCAATTGGATATGACGACGAATTTATTATATTTTGTTGTGTGCCAGATGATTTCTTTATGCTAGCTCTAAATTGATTACTTGATGTCCTAATAAGAGCTATGTATTCAGATGAAGAACCAACGTCCAATGCAAATATTGCGGTTATCACGCCTGTTTTTTGCATATCCACCTCCGCATAAATCGTTCCCTCGGTTTGTCCAATCAATGAACTAACGCCCGTCTTGGTTACGATATCTGCGGCACGGGTTATGGCGGCAGTTGTTGTGGGGATGTAGGAACTTGCGGCTGCCCCTAACTCATATTGGCTGCCAAAGATGTATATGCCCGAAGTGCCATTGCCCGCAAAGTCCCCACTTCCTGATTGAAGGATATTGACACGAACAATCTCGTTTGCAATAGAGGCTGCTTTTGAAATAATGCAACGATACCACCCGTTGCCGTAAGATTGTATTGAAGAAACGATGCCTGTATCTGTTGAACTTACCGCACCTGTGGTAAGATTGAAAGTGGCACCAATACCACCTATCCTAAGCCTTCCAAATCCATATCCTCCTGCTTTAAGAAAAATGGAAAAAGTATAACTTCCAGCCGCAGAAACCGTTGTTTGGTCAACTCTGTGTTGGTCCAACACGGTGTTTGCAACAATGAAGTCAGCAAGATTCGTGCCGTATGGGTCAAGGGTTGCAGTTGTATTCAGGACGCTTCCGCTTCCAAATGCCAATAACTGAACAGGACCCCACGTTGTTCCGAAATTCTCGCTTTGAACGGTCAAGTTGGTTGCGGCAGGCTCAACAAGCAACCCAGGGCATCCGTTAGCAATCCCCCCCAAAGGGTAATCAAGACGAGGGACATTATCGGCAACGAGTTCAATGAAGCCCGAAGCATTAACCCTCGTTGAAAGATTGGCTGTTGGAGTGGTCGCACGAGTTACGGTCAAATCACCAAGACCGCTCTCAGGGATTTGGCTATACAAAGTCCCG